ATGCTTGTTCTTATTTCTCAGTCTCGTAATAATATTAACGCTATGTATACTAGTCAGCAGCCTTCTGGTGGGCAGGCTACTAAGTTTTATTCATCTTGTGTTATTAAATTATTCTCATCGGAATCAGACAATCAAGCCATTAAAGGAAAAATTAAAATAGGAGATAAATTAATTGAAGAAAAGATTGGTAGAAAAATTAGATGGGAATTACAATTCTCTAAAACCTCTCCTGGCTTTCAGTCTGGTGAGTATGATTTTTATTTTAGAGGTGATGATATTGGGATTGATAAAATAGGCGATCTTGTTGATACCGCAGAACAAATGGGTATGGTAAATAGAACTGGTGCTTGGTATCAACTTGATGATGGCACAAAAGTTCAGGGTAGAGATGCATTCATTGATAGAGTAAGAGAAGACTTAGACTTACAAGAACAATTAAAACTAAAGGTAGAGAATGCTTAACAATTTTTCTACATATAAAGGAAAATTTTATTGTCAAAAATGTAATGAAGAAGTTATTGTTTGTAGGTTATGGACAGAAACAAGAGATCTTACTTGGATGTGTACTAAAAAACATATATCTAAAGTTAGTCTTATTCCAAAAGGTAAAAAGGACTATGGAGATGAGTGAAAGATCAGAATCAAAAAGGCTTGGTGCAAAACAGCACAAAAATAGTGGTAGAAACAATCACAAAGGCGACGCAACATGGAAAAACTTTACAGTAGATTTTAAAGAAGTTGGAAAATCTTTTACTCTTAATCAAAAAGTTTGGGCTAAGGCAACCACTGATGCAATTAAAAATAATAGTGACCCAGCAATAATTGTTGTTATTGGAGAGCCAACACAAAAGGTTAGACTTGCTATAATAGAGTTAGACTTGTTAGAACAATTATTGGAGGAAAAAAATGGAACAAAATAGTACAACACTAGAACAACTTAACGATTTATCAGACATAGCAGAGTATATGCAAGATGAAGACCTTACAACTGCACTTACCATGATTGCTAAACTTATTATTAAACCAGATATTCCTATTCAAGTTGCAACCTTAGAAATTGTTAGACTTCAGGCTATTGCTGCTAAGTTAGCATTAAAAGCAACATGGATGGCAAATGTTGACAAAAGTAACAGGGGAAAGAAAAACATTTACTATACTGCAGCAGAAGCAGTAAACAATTTAGTGTCAGCACTGAAATATATCACCAGATAGTGTATACTTATCTAAACAAAGGAATATAATGACTAAGAGTTTACTACAACAAGTAATGGTAAAACAAGCAAAGGCAGAAAGTCACATAGATACTAAATCTTTAGTTGAGGCTATTGAAAAAGGCTATCTTGTAGGTCGTGACAAAAAGTTTGTTCAAAAGAAAACATTTGCCCCATCAACAATTGCTTATGGGTTTGGTGAGTGTGCTAGATATTGGTACTTAGCCTTTGACGGCAATGAGTTTGATGATTTGACTACTCCATTTTCTGCTGCAAATATGGGCAATGGTACGTTATCTCATGGAAGAATTCAAGACGCAATTCTTAATTCTGGAATAGCAAAAGTATTTACTGATGAAAAGACTGGCAAGCCAACAACTGAATTTAAAATTAGTAACCAAGATCCTCCAATCTTTGGATATGGAGATGGTATTTTAGTTATTAATGATGAAGAAGTTGTATTGGAAATTAAAACATGTGGAGAAGAAGCATTTCAGTATTATAAGAGAATGAATAAGGCTAAAAAGGGTCACATCATTCAAATACTACTATATATGAAAATTCTTAAGAAGAAAGATGGAGTTTTATTGTATGAAAATAAAAATAGCCATGAACTTCTTGCAATTCCAATAAGCGTAAATGACCATTACAGACAATGGATAGACAATACATTTAACTGGCTAAGAGAAGTACGCAAGGCTTGGGAAGATCGAACTCTTCCTAATAAAAACTATCGTGCAAATTCAAAAATTTGTAAGGCTTGTCCAGTCCAAAAGGCCTGCGCTGATGCAGGACCAGGAGTAATTAAAATTGCTCCACTAGAGGGTCTAAGTGAAGCCGTGTAGTTGGTGCGAGAATATGTTTGATGCTACAGTAAGTTATCAAATTTACTGTAGTCCAACTTGCAGAACTGAAGCAACAAAAGTAAAAATTGCTAATAAGCAGGCATTAAATAAACGAAAAAAAAGAATTGGTAAAGATAGAAAATGTGCCAGAGGTTGTGGAACTACTCTATCAATGTATAATGATATAAACTATTGTCCAAATTGCACGGTAGATCCAAAAGAATTACACAAAATGCTTAAACAAATTAAAGGTTACATTCAATATGAACAAGAATAAATGGGGATTTAATATTAAACCAAAAAGTATATGTGCTATTGATGCTAGTACTAATAGTCTTGCATTTGCTTTATTTAATGATGATGTTCTTGCGACAGTTGGAAAAATTAATTTTGAAGGAAATACAAACTACGAAAAAGTTATGGATGCATGCAATAAAACTAAATTATTTTTAGATTATTATGGAGGATTTGAGGCTATTGTAATTGAACATACAGTTTTTATGAACTCTCCAAAAGTTGCTGCAGACTTAGCACTTGTTCAAGGAGCCTTATTAGGAGCAGCAGGACTAACTGGCACAAAGGTTATAGGAACAGTTTCTCCAATAACTTGGCAAAACTTTATTGGTAATAAAAAGATTGATAAGGATGAAAAGTTTGCAATACGATCAGCCAATCCAGGAAAGTCAGAGTCTTGGTATAAAACATATGAAAGAAATTTACGCAAAGAAAGAACCATAAGGTTTATTAATATGCAGTATGATAGATCTATAACAGACAACGACATAGCAGATGCTTGTGGTATTGGGCATTGGGCTATAAAAAACTGGGACAAAGCAATAGGAGTTGATAAGTAATGCCAGAGTTAAATGCAAACATTCCCCCAATAGAATGTTATGTTCGTGGAAATTTTTTAAGAGATCAAGAAGATAGTCATGACAAGTATTTTCCATGCGTTATCTTTGGTGTTTCAAGTATTAAAAGCAGAAGCCCATTGTTTCATTTTTTAATGGAGGATGGTGGGATTTGGTGGAGAATGCCAATTAACGCTTTTTGTACAAAACCAAATGTTCCAGAAGAACCAATTCATAATCTTGTTTTATGGAATTCTTTTAGTCCATATGTTTCAGTTACAAAGTTTGAAAATTTAAGCAATATGAGAATGTCATATCTTGATAGAAATAAAACAACTGTGCCTGGAAAGTATTTATTTACGCTTGATTGGCATAATCCAGAAACAAACATTTTAGATGATGGATATTCTGAAAATCCAGGACAGCATAAATGTGGTCATGTAATTCAAAGAGATGATGGAAACTTTGCAATACAGCCAAATAATCGGGTAAGGTTAAAAGAACCATCTTTTGTAACAAAAAAAGATCTAGTAATACAAAGACTTATTAATACAAATAAATGGGATGTTGAGAGTTATGACAAGTGGATGCTTGAAGACTCAAATGCATACGATTATGATATTATTGAGAGAGAAGTTGACAAATAACGATATGGCTGCTAAACTATATACATCAGAAGTCTTTATGCGTAAACGTTATGTTATGGATAAAAAGACTCCAGAGGAGATTGCTAAGGAGTGTGGATGTACAGTAGAGACTGTTTACGTTTACCTTGCAAAATTTGGATTAAGGAAGTCTAAACGATGAGCGATAATTTAAACATTACGGTTGATCAAGTTAGCCATCCAGCACACTATACAACAGACCCATCTGGCGTTGAGTGTTTAGAGATAACTAGGCATAGAAATTTTAATATAGGTAATGCTATCAAGTATCTTTGGAGAGCAGGATTAAAAAATGAAGACAAACATGTTGAAGATTTAAAGAAAGCAATTTTTTATATTCAAGATGAAATCTATAGAATTGAAGGATTAAATCATGTCAACTGAAGTTGAACTTATTGAACATCTAGATCAGATTAATAAAGTAGTAGAAGAATATTTAAAGGGCAGTGACCCAACTAAAATATCAAAAGATTTAAGTATGCCTAGAGTTAGAGTTGTTGCACTTATAAACGAGTGGAAAGTTATGGCTTCTGCTAACGATGCTATTCGAGGTAGGGCTAAAGAAGCATTAGCAGCAGCAGATCAACACTATGGTAAATTAATTTCTAAAGCCTACGAGGTTATTGATGAGGCTGGATTAAATAATAATCTTGGAGCAAAGACTAATGCAATTAAATTAGTATTAGATATTGAATCTAAAAGAATTGATATGCTACAAAAAGCAGGTCTGTTAGAAAATAAAGAACTAGCAGAAGAAATCTTAGAGGTTGAACAAAAACAAGAAGTATTGATTGGAATATTACGTGATATTGCTTCTGAGTACCCACAAGTAAGAGATGAAATTATGAAAAGGTTATCATCTATTGCTAAAGATAATGAGGTAATAACAATTGTCCACGATGTTCAATGAGTTTTTAGAAGTACTTGAAGACAATAATTTTTTAGAAGTTCCAGTAGATGCAAAAACATTTATTGAATCTCCAAACTATTTAGGCCAACCTCCATTGTCAAAAATACAATATGAAATTGTTGAAGCAATGAGCCAAATATACAAGCAAGAAGATTTAGAAAAAATAATGGGAACAGTGGAAGGTAAAAAATATTATGACAAATTTACTAAAAACGAAATTATTCTACAACTTGGGAAGGGTAGTGGCAAAGACTTTACTTCGACTGTGGCTTGTGCCTATATTGTTTATAAGTTATTATGTCTTAAAGACCCCGCAAGATACTTCGGAAAACCAAGCGGAGACGCAATAGATCTTATTAACGTTGCTATAAATGCTCAGCAGGCAAAAAACGTTTTTTTTAAAGGATTTAAAAATAAGATTGAGAAATCTCCTTGGTTTGCAGGAAAGTACAATGCCAAAGCAGACTCTATTGAATTTGATCAATCAATAACTGTTTACTCTGGACACTCAGAAAGAGAGTCTCATGAAGGTTTAAACTTATTACTTGCTGTACTTGATGAAATTTCTGGATTTGCTTCTGAAGTTGGAACTGGCAATGAGCAAGGAAAGACTGCAGAAAACATTTATAAAGCCTTTCGTGGTTCTGTAGACTCCCGTTTTCCAGATCTTGGCAAGGTTGTATTGCTTTCTTTTCCAAGATATCCAGGAGACTTTATATCAGAAAAATATGACAGTGTAATTGCTGAAAAAGAAGTTATTGAAAAAACTCACAAGTTTATTTTAAATCCAGAACTAGGAGATACTCCAGATAATTCTTTTGAAATTTCTTGGGATGAAGATTATATTATTTCATATAAGTTTCCTGGAATCTTAGCATTAAAAAGACCAACATGGGAAGTAAACCCAACAAGAAGTATTGAAGATTTTAAACATGCATTCTATACAGACTTAGGTGATGCAATGATGCGCTTTGCATGTATCCCAACATTTTCATCAGATGCATTCTTTAAACAAAAAGATAAGTTAGTTAAGTGTATGACTCTAAGAAACCCATTAGATTCTAATAGAAGGTTTGATGAATCTTTTAAACCAGATCCAGACAAAACATATTATATACACGCAGACCTTGCACAAAAGCATGAT